TTTTCCACAACCCACTTACGAACTTTACCAAAATCTTTGTCTTTCATATTAGCAACAAGATCTTTCAGATTGACTTCAGATACTGAAGTTAGAATTCCAGTGTCAATCTTTCCGATCGAAGAATATCTTTGCAACTCATTGAGAACACGTCTCCAGTCAGGAAAATATTTCTTGATTACTTCTGCGACAACTTTTTGATCATACTCAACACCTTCTTCCTCAAGAATAGTCCTGATACGCTGAAAGAAGGATCCAGCAATCGACATCTTGTCCTTTCCATTGATTGCGAAGTCGATGACTGCACATCGGGAATGGAGAGGTTCAATGATTTTGTTTTTGTAGTTGCAGGTAAAGATGAATCTGCAGTTGTTATGATACGCCTCAATGTTAGCCCGTAGGAGGAGTTGTACATCATTGGTTGTGTTATCAGCCTCGTCAATGATAATGACTTTTGGTTTACCATTGTTTTGTAGTGAGACGGTCGTAGCAAAATTTTTGGCTTGGTTTCGTACTGTGTCCAGAAATCTTCCTTCATCGGATCCATTAATAACGTAAAAGTCAACACCAAGTTCGTTACACAGAGCTTTCGCAACTGTGGTTTTTCCAATACCAGGAGGTCCAGCAAGGAGAAGATTTGGAACTTCTCCCTTCTCAACAAAACTACTCAGAGTTTTTTTGATACCGTCTGGCAGAATACAATCTTCAATTTTGTTGGGACGATATTTTTCGACCCAAATAAAATCACTCATAATCAATTAAAAGTAGAATCAGGTTCCAATGCAATCAAATAAGACAGGTTCCACTTGTCATGGGTAAACTGAGAAATGTTAGCAGTAGATACTTGTACAGTATACACTCCAGGGAGGATCTTGAGATTCTCTACTTTGAAGTTGAAACAAAACTCGTTCTCAGTCTCACCAACTTTCACAGAGAAGTTGTTGGAAGTATCATTGTTCTTAGTACGAACCACAAGGTTCATATCACCACCTTCACCAACCAAAGAGAGATCAG